TCTTTTTCAATATTTCTATTTTAGGACCCCATCGGTATTTTTTGAGGTTGAGAAGTTCTCTGTGTTGTATAGACCTAGCAAAGCTCATTCTATAGTTACCATGCCTTCATATCTCACATGAACAACACATATTGTAAATAGATAAAGTGCCTAATCCATGTACTACCGTGGGCACTTTTAGTTTATTTAGTTACGCTTCATGGTCACCTACTTACAATTTTAATAAAGTTTATTTTAAAGAATCAAATGTTTTAAATTCAAGATTACGATGTTCATCTTTATATTCTTTATTTGAAAAAACAATTGCTCTCTTAAGTTCATAATTAAGTAAATTATTAGCTTGACCAACTAATTTACTCATAGCAGATGCTTTAGATACATCTATTTCATCATTGTCTAATTTTTCCATTGTTGTACATAATAATGCAAACATTGATTTTGTATTTACAGGTAACATAATTTTAAGATTTAGAGTTAATAATTCTTTTTAAACGAGTCATTTGTATTTTAACTTTAATAAATTCTTTAGGTATTTCTTTTTCTTTAAATTCTTTACCTAAAGATTCATAAATATTTTTAACACTATGTAGTGCTAATTTTTTATCAAAACAATCTTGACATACGTTGCTTTTTTGAAATAATCCTTTAATATTCCAAGATTCTTGAGAAGGAACCATATCTTTTAAATCTTTTGTTTTATTACAATGAATACAAATAGATTCTTTAGATTCGGGATCTTTAATAATTAAGTAATACTGCTTAATTTTATCATCACTATATTGACTGTGAGCTAACCATTTTAAATACTTAAAAGGAACATCTTCAATATTATAATTATTATATCGGGTATTACCAATTAACTTATTGTTATAAATAGTTACTTTCATGATCATCTACTTACAATTTTATTTATTTTAATAAAATGGATTACTAACTCCTAAACTTCTAAAATAACCTTCTCTACGAGCTACTAGTTCCATATCTTCTTCACGAAATTGTTCGTAATAATGGTGTAACTCTTCATATTTCAAAATATCTTCTTCTTTGCATAATACATTGAAGTTTTTAGTTATCAATTTTGCTATATGGGCATTATCTTTCAAGATATAATCCATTTGCAAAGCCTTAATATAAAGGCCTATTTCTTCTATCTTGACTTTTGGAAATATATCGGTCTTTTTCATAATATAAGTTATTAATTAAAAATGGGTATAATAAAAAAAAGAAGTAGCCCAAAGAGGCTACTTCCTTAATTATTAAAATTTATTATTCACCTAAAGCATCAGAAATTGCTGAAGATGCAGAAGCATTAGCTTCTTTTCTTGTAGTTTCTGAGTAAATAACGTGATTAGGTTCTCCTGGAACAATATCAGTTTTTACATAGATGTACATTCCGTTGTGAAGAATAAAATCTCCATCCTTACCTGCTCTCTTTGCTCTTGTCTCAAAGTTTGCAACATCGTAGTCAGAACCTTTAGTAGTTTCTGTAACACGAATATTTAACGGACGATCATCACCGATCATACGTGGATCAACCATGTTGATTTCTAATTCTTGACCTTCTGTTAATCCAGAAACGTCAATTCCAAACAACTTTTGTACGTCTGTAGGCTCTGCTGAGATCCATGACAAACGAGGCTTTTGTTGGTTAAAACGCTCATCAGATGCGTTTAATAAAGAAGTCAAACTTGTTACAGTTTTACCTGTTTCTACGATTTGAGAGAAAGTTAATTGAACTTTTCCACCTTTTACTCCTTTTGCTGATACTAATGTTAACTTGTTCATAATAATTTGTTTTAAATAGTTAAAAATAATTGATTTATATATCTCCTATAGTACAGACTTTTAAAGTCTAAGAATTAGTAGTCTAGGATAAACTACTATTCTTTCAAAATAAACCTAAGTAAAATGTAACTGCCTTTTTACTGCCTAGCGGCAAACAGTTATCTATGTATGTAAGATTTTAATAATTAATTAAAAGATATACCTGATGGTATTCCAAGGAATTATTTCATCATGTATTTTTACGAAAGAGTTAATAAATTCTTTCTTTAGGTGATACTTGTATCTTAGATTTTTACCACCATATTGAGAAGTTTTAGTTTCTTGAATATCGGGTGTCCATAAATATTCTTCACCAAGAATACCTCTATCTAAATTGTATAAATGCTTGCTTTCATTATGAGTTAAGAATATTACTTCAGCCTTGACTAAAGGTTTATATTCTACATAATCATTCATCATATGAAATAACTCTTCGTAATCTTCTTCCCAGCCGTCGTATACAACTACAGGAGAGAAATTTACATGTACATCATACCCTGATTCTATAAAAGCATCAATAGCTTTGATTCTATCTATTATTTCACTAGTGTTAGGCTCTAAAATACTTGATAATTTTTGAGGCATAAGACTAAATCTTATTCTAACCTTGTATTTAGGATCAAACTCTAGGAAATTAATAGGTATAATTTTAGTTGCTAATGTTGCTTTTGCAATAGGGTGATCTCTAAAGAAACTGAATATATTCTGCCAATTATAATATTTAGAATGTAAAGCAAAATCTTCATTACACGCTATATCATAGGTCATATATTTATCATCAGTTTGATTAGGTTTATCTACATCTGCATAGAAATATGCATGATTGTTAATGCTTGTAAGTATATCTCCTACATTTTTAGCAATACTTAATCCTTCTGGCTTATGTCTTTTCATGTAGCAATAGCTGCATTTTAAGAGGCAACCATAGCCAAAAGAAGGAGTAATATAATCACTAGATCTACCTGACTCTCTAATAGTAAAAGTCTTCCTTGTTACTTTCTCTAACATATGTAAGATTTTAATAAATTAAAAAATGCCAGTACTTTATTCACAATTTCCTGGCATTTCCCCCTTTAATAAATGTTTGCAAACTTTGCAGACTTTGCAGGCCTTGTATTTTATTATTCATATATGGCATATTCATATATTTTTAATTTCTTATTGTACCTAACATGTAAAGAAGCAGTTGTATTAAAATCTGCATTAAACTTTAGAGGCCCTAAGTTTTTAATTATTTTACCTGTATTAATATATATAGATTTACTAGTATTGTCTGATAAATCTGTTATTAAAACACTGTAACAAGTATTCTCTTTTAAATAATATTCATACTTAAAATCTGATATCTTGTTTGAGCTTATCTTAGAGTTATCTTGTAAGTTACTATGTTGTCTTATAGTAAATTTTACTGAGGAAACATTAAGAGCAGAGATAATAAATGTATTTGTTTCTTGTGCTGTGCTTATTTTAGATATAACTAAGATTAGGCATATAAGTATATATTTCATTTTATAAGATTTAAAGGTTAATAAAAAACCTCTTACTCTAAGTTAATAGAATAAGAGGTTTGTTTAATCGTTTTAAAGGAAATTAAGTAAATCTATCTATAGATAGCAATGCAGTACTAACTGCTACGATTAATTTGAGTTATAATTATATGCTTTATCAGCCAAGGCACTTATTTTCATAGACATAGCTAATGTCCATAGTTTTTTAAAAGTGTACTTAGATCTGTCGGGTTCTTTATGATAGTATTTATCATACAATTGCTCTTCAATTGCTGCAATTGATTTATCATTCTCGGATATAACATGTACAGTTAGTTTTTCCTCTTCAGAAAAGATAATATCTAATCTATACACATAGTCTTGCAAAAAGTCCATAGTCTTTAAGTTTAAGAGTTAAAGATATTAAATATTTAAAAGAATCCCTAAAAAAGTTTTAGGGATTCACAGAACTATAAGTTCTTAATTGTATTTGGTATTCTTACAATTATTGTTGTTAAACAAGAAGTTATTTCTTTTTACTTTCTTGTGCTTCTTGCGGAGTTTCTTGTAATTAAACCCTTTATTATTTCTATTACTACTTGGCCAACCATCAATAGCTGATGCTGTAGTTGTAAATGTTAATAATAATACTGTTGTTAGAATTAAGTTTTTCATAAGATATTTATTTTGTGAATTAAGTTACATTTTAAGTAAGAATACCCACATTAAGCTATAATATGGGTATTCTATCTGACCTATAAGGTCTATTAAGCACATTGAGATATACGAGTATTCTATACGCTTATTTTCTTATTTAGACAATGTATTGTCTAATTTTCTTAAAGTAAATACTGCTCCAATAGAGCCTAGTATTACTGCATAATCACCTAAATAATTATAGCCTAGCATTAATATAGTACCAAATACTACCATCATTGCAAAGAATAATGATAAAATAAAGAATAGATTTTTCATAAGTTTAAGTTTTAAAAGTTAAATAATATCAAGTATGGTGACACCATTATTTCACCAGGTTTTATCGTATGTGAGCATATAGCAGTTATCTGCAGTCTGACTATACTCTAAGAGGTTTTGGAAGTTCTTTCTGCCCCATGTTATACTTGATATTAATGTTAATATTTTTTATTTTTGCATTCGATTTTTATCATATATAGCATCAGGAATTACTACATCATCTATAAGAAAGTGTAATACTTTCTTAAGTTCTTCTAGTGTAATTTCATTTGCATAATACTTTTGAATATTTTGTTCTATATAATCCATGATGATTAGTTTTAAAGGATTAATTAAAAACAGAAGATTACTCTCCTGTATTGCTTTCCATTGCAGCTACGTCAGCATCAATAGACATTTGTAGTTCATCACTTAAACTACTAAGATAATTACCTACTAGTATATTAGTAGGATTATAAGACTTTGTGCAGAGTGTCTTATTATACTGTTCACCACAAAGGGCTTATTACCAACTATACCCGTGATATACCACTAAGTTTACCAAACTTTTGGGCTTACTATTCAACAGGTGGTAAATCCTGAGGGCTTATACCTTTGTGCACAAGATATAAGCATTCGTACTCTCACAAGGTTGCAACCCTTGAAGTATGTGATACATTTATAGCAGGATACCATTTCTGGTAGCCTCACATTACCTGCTTGGATGAGAGTATAAAAAAGAGAATGGTTACCTCTTAATTACCGTTAGCCAGGTTGAAGGCATACATTGGTTGTAATGTATAACAAGTAGATTTTCTTAGCAGGTCTACCAACCTCAAATTACATAACTTCCCCTTCGTTCAAGTTATCAAAGTGAATATGTGTTGATGCACATAGGCTTTTACTAGTCAAGGTTTATTTCACATTATACCTACCACCCCCTGCTTTCAGGGCAATTCCTCTCGGAACGCTTATGCATAATAGTCATCAAACTATTACCATTTTTGTGTACTCTTAAAAGGTTGCAATCCTTATAACTTACCTATGCTTTATAGAACTCATTTCTTTTCTATTAAATTACAATTTCACCAAGCAATGAAGGTTATTCTTGTCTAATAGATGCACTGTTCTCCAACAGATGACGTAGCAATTCAGTAAGTTAAGTTTATCATTTGAGTAAATGAAACCTGCTTGGATAAGAGTAATTAATTATCTATATGTGGGATACTTCCATAGCGACCACATTGTTTTTTATATGGTAAGATAATTAATTAATAATCAATAATCATAGACTGCTTCGTAACAGATTTTTACTTGGAGTATTAATTACGTTCCCTTATCTGATCCTATATAAATAGTCCTTTAGAGTTCCCCCACTATGATTATTGATTAATTAAGAATTGTTGGTATAGATGCATCAACCAACTTGTCGAACTTTGCTCACCTGTCAATAGACTTTGGGTGTCGACTTTACTTTAAGATGCTATAATAGCAAATAAAGTATAACATTTAAATTAAGCCATACCCTTATTAAAGGGTAGGACTTATCAATGCTTTAAGCATTCTCGTTACGAAGCCAGCTTGGGTTAGTAACCACTCCATTTACTATACACATAACTGAAAATCAATTAGTTAAGTAACAAAATTAGCACACTCACGTAGTGCTCGACGGAAGTTCTATGACAAGTTTACGAGTTAATGGAAAAGGTGCTTGCGCACCTCTCCATTAGTACGCGAATAGCTTCACGTCTCCCGTCTTCACGGACCACGCACCGTTATCCGTCACACCACTCGCGTCACGCTTCGCGATGTACTCCTGCACGGTGAATACTTTCGTGTCGAAGTCGATACCTGCTTCCAGTATCTCCGTACGTATTCTTGCGTACACGTACAAGCCATCTCCGACAGATATCTTCAACGTGTTGCCGTTCTCCAACACATACTCCGTGTTGTTAACGTCTCCGATGATAGTACTCTCGTTGTACAAAGCATCTCCATAAACCTTGATGGATTTGCTTAAGTTTGCTAAATTTAACATAGTTCCTAATTATTAAGGGATTTGTTTAATAGGTGGGGACACTCGCCCCGCCCCAACTTTAGTAGGGGTTGAGGTTATAGGTGGAAACCACCTCCGACACATCATAAGTAATACAGGTACCCAAAAAAAATATAAAAAAATATATATATAAAAAATATAAAAAAATAAAAGTAATATTTAAGGTAAGTGGCTAAACAACGCTGCCCGTATACGAATAGGTATACGCGCACCTACTGTGTAGGTTTACCTATACTATACTCAAAAACGATAAAGTGTTTAATATTAGTTAGTTACAAAAAGTTACTATAGGTTGCGCGTCGCTACTAATATACCTGCAGCTATAGTAGTGGCATACCTCTAGGGGTATGTTGGTACTATAGCTCTAGCTATAGTAAGCTCCATAACTAAAATATTTTACAATGTCAAGAAATAATTAAATTATTTTTTAAACAATTTATTCTAAAAAATTTACCTAAATTTGATCGAATTTAATTCACACCTTATGAGTATACGTAAAAGATTATTTTATGATATAGAAACAAGTTACTTCATTGTGAGTGCTTGGAGAATGGGGGAGCAAAGATTAGGACCACATCAAATTATAAAACATCCTGAAATTATCTGCATCAGTTGGAAGTGGGAAGAGGAAGATAAAGTCTATCGAGTATCTTGGAACGAGGACCAGTCAGACAAGGAACTATTAGAAAAGTTTATACCTGAGTTAAATAAGGCAAATCAAATCGTAGCACATAATGGTGATAGATTCGATCTTAAGTGGATAAGAGGAAGAGCCATCTTCCATGACATTAAAGTAAATCCTAGATACGAAACTATTGATACTCTCAAAATAGCTAAATCCCAATTTAAATTTGCTTCAAATAAATTAGACGAACTAGGTAAATTCTTAGGAGTCGGAGAAAAGATTGAAACTAACTATGCTCTGTGGGATAGAATTATCCTAAGTAAAGAACCTGAAGCTCTAGAAGAGATGGGCTTATATTGCGACGAGGATGTTAGATTACTAGAAAGAGTTTTTGAGAAATTAAGACCTTACGGTAAAGCACAGTTTAATTATGGCAAATTATACGGTGACCACAACTTCGCATGCCCTGAATGTGGAGCCCTAACTCCTAGAGTAACCAAGGCATATACTACTCCTATGGGGGTTAGACGTTACTATCTTCAATGTAAAGCCAAAGGATGCTTCACCAACTACCCTGTAAGCAACAGGACATACATTAAAATGGTAGAGTACCAATTAAAGAATTCTTCTAAAAAACCTTAAATAAAACAATCTTCCTATAAAATTTGGATAGTAACTTATTAATTTGGATATTTGTACTATCAAATTTGTATATTTGCATGTTTAGTAGAAATAAAAAAGGAAGAAAAATGGTAATGGTATATTTAGACACAAAGGATAGTATTCTTTTAAAATCTAATGATAGGACCTTTCATGTGTTATATTATATTTTACGTCAAACTAATTTTGAAACTAATCTTTGGTATTCAGATAAGGTTAACAAAACTTATATAATGAACAAGTTAGGTATATCTACGCCAGGCCTGGACAAGCACATTGCCTCCTTAAAAGAAAGAAATTTTATTAAACCTGCAGAAGTGCGGGGACGGTATAGAATTAATTTAGAACTACTATCGACTTGAGCTACTGAGATGAAGATTGGAGAATTTATATCAGAAGATTTATTTAAATTATTTAAACGAGAACAGGGTCTGGCAAATAGCTTTAAAGATTATTGTGTAACTCACAATAAAACATTTGAGACATCTATTTGCATTACAGCATCAGATCCTGTTTTATTTATTCTAGAAATTATTATTAAAGATGAAGACAGCAGAAAAATTAACAGAGATTAAAAAAGTATTAGCAACTTGTTTTATTAATGCTACGGACAAAGCGATGGCTCATGGTCTACAGTTTAAATATACTTCTCAACCCGTAGAAGAAGGTAAAGGGTGGGTAGTAGATATTATAGTTAAAGAAGCAGGATACTCAGAAAGAACTATTCAGCAATTTAAATATGCACGTCCTGATAACATTGACCCTAAGAATATGGAGTACCATGTTATCCTAGATGTACTTGGTGCATTAGCACAAGGAGCCTTGACTACTTGGTACGAAGTAGCTAAGATGTTAGCAACAGACACAGACTTACAAAAAGTAATTATAGATGAAACAAAGAAAGGTAATATCACTTCCAACTAACGAGGATAAGATATATAAGCAGATATTGGCTTTTATGAATTTTATGCTAAATCTTACTCCCCAGGAGAGAGATATTTTAGCTGAACTTATTAAATTAGATAACGAGTACGAAGCACTTCCACCCGACAAACGTGCTAAGTTTATTCTTTCTACCGACATGCGGAAAGAAATAAGAGAGAAGTTAGCAATAGAGGAGAAGCAATTTAATGTTATTTTATCTAAACTTAAAGGAGATAAAAAATCCTTCATGGGCAAACCGTTACTAGATGAAAATAACATGCTGCACCCGCAACTGCAGTTTAAACCTGACCAAGATGGATTCCAATTTGAGGTAAATCTTATCATGACTACTATTCCTCCAGCTACTAAAAAGTTTACAGAAGAATTAGACAAAGCTATTATGGAAAAAAATACAGAAGAGCAAGGATTTATAGAAGAGTCAATTTGGGGAGCAGATGTAAAAGACCCTGCAATGGAATACGCTAAAGCAGTTGTCAATTCTGAATTTGATATTGATGCTTCTAAGGCTCCCATATTAGAGGAAGAAACTTTTGATTTTAGTATAGCACCACCAAATGACTGAACAACGTAGATTGTTATTAGAGATAGCAACTCGCCACGGAGTAAAGATAGGACAAGCAGAAGAAGTTTGGAATTTACTTGGTGGTAAGATTGCTGAAGTAATTGCCGACATAGACAAGAAGAGCAATGATTTATATGACAAAGAAAAGTTTCCAGTAATCCATATAGATAATTTTGGTAAATTTATTCCTAACCAAAGGAAGATAAGACATGCTAATCATTGTTTAAATTTAAAAATAGAAAAAGATGAACATAACATTTGAAATAATTAAAGAAGACAAGACTATTACTCCTGTAACTTTTTATGATATTAAAGCAATAGGACAAGGGTCAGAAATAGGAACTTCTACAATTTACAGCAATGGTATGCAGTTCACCTGCACACTTCCTATTGGAGAATTGTGGAATAAATTAAAGAGAATTAAAGATGAGAGCGGCTCACGATAATAATTATTGGGAAGTAAATTCAGAGTATTTATTACTAACTGAGTTTTCTCAATTTTATAATAAAGATAAATCTAAAGGCAAAGAAGAAAGCTCGAGGATAATGTGGGCAATAAACTATGCCTTTAATCCTGATTCTAAATTCTTCCATTATCCAAATAAATTAGAAGTACTTGCTAAGGATTTCATAAAAATTCCTAAGTTTAAATGGGATAGTGTACAGAGTATTATCGATGTGTTTAAAAATCTAGTACTATCTGATGCAGAGAAATCCTTAGTAAACTGGAGTGAGATAATGGTGCTTAGAGATAATTCTCTCAAGGACCTTTATAGAAACGCTATACAAGCAGGGGACACGGATGAACTAGTTAAACTAGATAAGATGTTAAGTAATACTCCTAAGATGTTTGAGGATTATAAGAAGATTAAACGAGATTACGAAGAAGAAAAGACTACCAAAAAGGGCAAGTCAATTGCATCACTATCTGACTCAGGAGAAATATGATAATAGAAAACTCTAATTTTAGACTTAAAGATATCCCTAATTATCATCCTGAATTAGAATACTATGAGCGTATAGGATTTTGGAAAGACGAGAAGCGTAAATGCATAGAAGGATTTTGGGTAGGAGGCAAGTGGATGCCAGGGCCCCTATACTACTATATTAACTTCCACAATATACAATTTGAAGATGATACTTCTGTAGCACAAGCATTTGGTCTGCCGTTCCTAAGAGATATAGATTGGGAATTATTTCTTATCTATGATGAGTGTAGAGGATTCTCAGGATTTGCTGATGATAAAGTCTATACATGTGATAGAAAATATGGGCCCGATAAAGCTATCTCTATTACTCTTAAAAGAATTACTGAGGCAGAGTCTCAGAAAATGAAATACATTCCTGCAAGAGAATACCTAAGAAAGAACCACGGTAAATCTTTAGGCAAGCCACTATATAAAAATGCTGCTCAACATTTTATGTCTATACAAGCACGGGGATCTGGTAAGTCTTATTCTACTTCTGGAATAGTTGCCCATAACTTCTTATTTGATGGAGCAACAGATTACGATGATTATTTAACAAGAAGAAAATTAAAGCAATATACTTCTTCGGAAAGTATAATAGGGGCTATCGATACTAAATATACTGAACCATTAGTAGCAAAAGTAAAGACAGCATTTGAATTACTTCCAGGTGGGTTTGCTATAGGTGATGATGAATATCCTGCACCTCTATTTTCAAATTATACTGGGTCGCTACAATCTAATAAATATATTACAGCTGTGCTGTCTAAATCTAAATTATATCATAGAACCTTTAAAGATAATCCACTAGCAGCCAATGGTACTCGTGCCAACTTAGTAGCACTAGATGAGGTAGGTTTCATGTATAATATAAAAGAATCTTGGGGAGCTATCGAAGCTATCCAAGCAGCAAAGACTAAAAAGAACCTAGTTATCTGGGCACTGGGAACAGGGGGACTTGTTTCAGGAAAAGCTGCACTATATGCAGAAAGTATATTTAGAAATCCACAAGATTATAATTGTGTAGAATTTGATGATGTATTTGAACATAGAGGAAAGATAGGATACTTTGTGCCGTATTCATTAGTACAAAACGAATTTAAAAAAGGGCCTAATCTAGAAACAGATGTTCCCTTGGCAAGAGTAAATATAGAACACAGACGTTCTATTGCAAAGAAATCACCTGACCCTACTGTATACCAAACTGAAATTATCAACGGACCTATGGTTCCGAGTGAAGCATTCTTAGTTCTTGAAGGAGCATTCTTTCCTACTCTGCAGTTAAAGGAACAATTGGCAGAAGTAGAGGGAGGTAAATATAAGAAATATACAGAAGCATCTTTTAAAGGTCACATATCTTTTAATGCTAAAAACGAACCTGAGTATTTTACAGAACAAGATGCAAAACCTATTAGAAAGTTTCCTCTTAACAATAATGATGATAAAAGAGGCTGCATAGAATTATGGGTAAAACCACAAAAGAATGACGAAGGAGTAGTCCCAAGAGGGGTACACATCGCAGGAATTGACGTTGTTGATAAAGATAAATCCACTACTGATTCTCTACCGTCTATAATCGTAATGAACCGATTTACTCGACAAATAGTTGCCGAGTATACTGGGCGTACAGGTGAAGCAAAAGATTTTTATGAAGTATGTCGTAAATTATTGCTATACTACAACGCAATAGGAATGTATGAGAAAAACCTTATCGGTCTTTATAACTACTTCGATCAAATGAAGTGCACTTACTTACTAGCAGATACTCCTTATCAATTAAGATCTACAGATACTTATAAAGCGGGTACTAATACATCTAAAGGTATTAATGCATCAGGAACAGTTAATGCTGAAGCAAGAAATATGATTAAATCTTGGTTGCAAGAGAGAATATCGGAGAAATCTGAGACAAGAGTATATGAAACATTATATTCTCCATCTATGTTAACGGAATTAGTAATGTGGAATCCTAGTGGTAACTTTGATAGAGTTTCTGCACTAGGTATGCTAATGTGGTTAGACTCTACAATGTTTAAAGAAAACATTAAACTTAAAGAAGACGTTAAGGGTTTTATGGATAATCCCTATTGGGATAAGATGGGAGTATTAAAAAAGAAACCTATCAATACTATTAATTCCAATTTTTATCCATAAATTTGTATCTTAAATAAATTATTACTATGAGTTCTCCAGTTAAAATGCAAGGATATATTAGTTTCCCTAGACAGAAACTACCTGATTCCAAGAAAGACGATAACTGGTTTAAAAAGAATATAGACTTTGCAGAGCATTTGTTAACCTCTGATGTTAACTTACGTTCTAATTTTAAAAACAAAAAGAGTAACTATAATCTTAGAGCTAATATAATCAGCGTAAGAGATTTTGAAAAATTTATTAATCCTGATAACTTAGATCTAGAATCCCTTCCTGCATCTTTCCAGCATATAGGAATTGAGAATTCTAAGATTAATCTATTGCTAGGAGAGTATTCTAAAAGAAAGAAAGAGTTTAAAGCATATATCTCTGCTAACGATGCTGACAGCATTGGAAGAAAAGAAACTGAGTTAATGAATCAAATAACTGCAGAGCTTACAGATATAATAAAAACAGATTCTATTTCAGAAGAAGAAATTCAAAAAAGACTTAAGCAACTAGAGCACTACCAAACTTACGATTACCAAGATATAGCAGAAATTACTGCCAATAAAATCCTTAAGAAAGAATATAAAGAAGGAGATTTCGATTTTACTTTCATGCGTACATTTGAAGACCTACTAGTTGGAGGTGAAGAAATTATGTATTGTGGAGTACTAGGCGGTAACCCAGTAATGCGTCGAGTAAATCCTATGAATGTATATACAATGGGAGGTAACTCAATGTATATTGAAGATGCAGATATTATAGTAGAATACGGTTATAAGTCTGTAGGACAAGTAATTGATGACTATTGGAACGAACTTTCTGAAGACGATGTAGATTTCTTAGAAAGAGGCAAAACTGATGCTTCTATTGGAGGTGGCGGAATAGGACTTAACCGTGATATTTCCGTATATGACTACTATGGCGAACAAGGTGCCTTAAGTATCTTTCACCCAAATGAGATGGGAACAAGAACTTTCTCAGGAGCTTTTGATACTTACGGAAATGTAAGAGTCTTAAAAGTATGTTGGAGAAGTAGAAGAAAGATTGGAGAACTAACATTCTTTGATGATGACGGCCAAGAACAAAAAGATTGGGTTCCTGAAGACTACAAGGTTAAGAAAGAATTAGGAGAAACTGTAAGATGGATATGGGTAAATGAGTGGATGGAAGGTACTAAGATTGCTGACCATATTTACTCAGTAATGCGTCCTGTACCTTATGCAAGTAAATCCCTGGTAAATAAATCTAAAGGAACTCCTCCATATGTTGGAAGCGTAAACAGTACCAATGATTATAAAGTACAATCATTGATGGATATTATGAAGCCGATGACATATTCATATGACATTGCTTACTACAAGCGTGAATTAGCAATCGCTACATACAAAGGTTCTTTTACTGCATTAAATTCTTCTCTAGTTCCTTCAGGTTGGGACCCGAAAGAATGGATGCGCTATGTTACTATCAACAAGTTTGCATGGTTAGACCCAACTAATGAAATACTTAAAGGCCCTTCTCAAGGCAAATCTGCAGGAGCATTTAATACTCTTACTGCTCAACAAATACAAGTAGGCGACCCTAACGAAATAGGAATGTACACTAACTTGATGGTGGACATAGAAAATACTTTAGGCAAATTAGCTGGAGTATCTGGAGCAAGAGAAGGACAAATAAGCAATAGAGAATCCCAAGGTAATGTAGAAAGAGAAGTTTCACAGACTTCCCATATTACAGAAAAATGGTTTGCTATTGATGCTAACTTCCGTAAGAGAGTTCTTACTAAGTTCCTGGAGTGTTGTAAATATGCATATAAGAAAAATCCTAAAAAAGGACAGTTTTTGCTTGACGACATGGGGCAACACATGGTAACTAAATTTGACGAGTTCGTAGCATCAGAATATGATATCCACGTATCTAACTCTACTAATGATACTCAGTTATATGAAGATTTAAGAGCTTTATCACAAGCAGCTATCCAAAATGGACAAGCTACTATCAGTGATCTAGTAGCTATCTCACAATCTGAATCTGTACAAGAAGTATCTAAACGTCTTCAAGACTCTGCTAGAAAAATTAAAGAAGAGAACCAGCAGATGGAAGAGAAAAAATTAGCTTCCCAAGAAGAGCAAACTAAAGCAATACTTGAAGATAAAAACATGCAACGCCAAATAGATCTTAAAGTACACGAAGACGAAATAGCTGTTAAACGAGAAAAAATTCAAGCAGATTTACAAATTGCAGGAATGAGAGAAGTAAACAGTAACATGCGTCATGCAGTTGACGGAGAAAGAATAGATACCGATAAAAATGGTATAGATGATTATCTAGATATTAGACGTACAGATGTAGACGAAAAGTACAAACAAGATCAAGTTAGAATAGCTGAAGATAAGCTTGCAGAAACACAAAGAGCTAATTTAGCAAAGGAAGAACTTCAGAAAGAAGCTTTAGATATTAAGAGTGCCCAAAAATAAAGCTATAGCACTATAGGCATATTAATAAAAAAATATAAAGTATTTATAAAAATTATTTTAATATTGTAACCAATTAATGACAGCAAATATGAGTGAAGATGTTAATGACCTATTTGAAGGACTTCAAATAATGTCACCTACAGAGTTAAACAGTGCAGTAAAAGATTCCGAAAATGGAGACGGAGATTTTAGCAACGATGATAATGTAGAATTTGAATTAAAACCTGTAGCAGCAGAAACTGGAGATGATGCAACTACAAGAGAGAATAAAATAGTAATGCCAAAAGCTGAAACTAATTCTAATTCTAACGAGAATAAGAATGAAGTAGTTTACAAGGCCTTGATGAAAGAACTAGTTAACTCAGGAGTTTTAACTATTGAAGAAATGGAAAAACTAGACGAGATGCCAGGAACTTTTGATTCAATAAAGGAACTAGTAAATAAAACAGTTGAAACAAATTTTAAAGCTAAAGAAAACAGTTGGAAAAGTAACATGTCTTCTGCAAAGAAAAGATTCTTAGAAATCGAAGATGCATTTGACGAAACTGACCAAGCGATTTTAATGGCACAGAGATTAGAGTTCTTTGATACAATAAATACAGATACAGTTAAAGCAGATGAAAATTTGCAGAAACAAATCTATTATGAGCAATTAAAAGCTAAGAACTTTTCAGATGCAGATGCAATAGAAGCTATTGATGACGCAATTGCTATTAATAAACTAGAGGAAAAAGCATTGAAAGCTATTCCTGAATTAAAGACACAGGCGCAAGCACTTGTTAATAATTCAAGAGATATTAAAGAGCAGAAAAGTAAAGCAGAATTAAAAGCTCAAACTGATGCTTTTGAAAGTCTATTAGGACATATAGATTCAAGAGATTCTTTTATTGATGGTTTAACTTTAAACAAAGTAGCCAAAGATAAATTAAAAAGTAACATAGTAAACCCTGTTTACACGGACCCTAAATCGGGTAAAGAATTAAATTCTTTAATGTATAAGCAACAAAGAAACCCAGTAGAGTTTGAAATGTTGATTAACTACTACGATACTATGGGACTATTTGATTTAGATAAAGAAGGGAAGTTTAAACCTAATATTACTAAATTAAAAAACGTAGCAAAAACAGCAGCTATCAATGAACTAGATAAAGTCATTGCAGCTGAAGAGCAAAGAGGAGTAGGCCGTAACACGTCTATGGAGACCTCAGCAAAAACAGAAGGAATTTTAAGTTTGCTTGAAAGAGCGACTAAAGTACAATAATAAATATTCGTTTAACAATTAACAACAAAACAAAAAATGGCTCAATTACTTCCATTACAACGGTACGAAGCTAAAGATTACAATGGTTTGGTTACTGACAACCACTTCCATGCTTTATATCAACAAAAACCTCAGTTGATTAGTAATGTGATTAAACAAATCTACAAGACTAACCTACAAGGTAAATTACGTGAATTCGTAGATCGTTTTCCTGTTAAAGAAGTAGAACAAGAAAATGGTTTCTACAACTGGATGTTGCAAGGACAACATGATAAAAATC